CTTAGCAACGAGAGGGGGATTCGAACCCCCGTCCTTCCGAACCTAAAAATTACTTTTCTGCGCGCGAATTTGTTTTTAGTTGGCCTTGTTAATTTAGCTTTAAATAACAAGCAATCCAAATGTTCTACCTGCTGAACTATCTCGCATTTTTTAGTTGCGACGGTAGGATTCGAACCTACGACCTTCGGGTTATGAGCCCGACGAGCTGACCACTGCTCCACGTCGCGATATGTAAATATACAAAAGGCCACTTGGGTATCCAAATGACCTTTTAATTATTTAATAGTGTATTTTTTATCCTGGAAAGTCTGCTAGTACTTTTTCTACGTGAGTTTTAGCTTTTTCCCATGTAGCAGGCCCATCTTCATCACCATAAGCTACGGGGTCAGGTCTTCCAAGTGCTATAAAACCTTCAATACGTTCTACAGACGCTGCTGATTTGTAGTCACTATACCATACTCCATCATGTTGCATGGGCTTATAAGATGTATTTGTTCTCTTATAAACTTCATCAAATTCAATACTTAGTTCTTCACATAAACGAAGACCATCTTTTAAAATATCTCCTTTCATAACTTCAATATAAGGAGTATAATATTGAACTCTTTCTGAATCCCAATTACCGATACGGAAGGCAGCTTCATCAGCATCCCTAAATTCTGCCCTGCAATCTGGATAGACAGAGAAATCGCCTGCATGAATACCTAAAGCTATATCTGTTTTATTACCATTAAAATTTGCCTCTGATAGGGCAACTGCTTGTGTAATAGAAGCGAATATTTTGTTTCTATTAGGTACTACTGTTTCTTTCATATTATCTTGCTCATAATGTCCTTCTGGTATGTCCTTTCCACCTTGTACTAAAGCAGAATTTAATAACTTTTCTAAACCGTCTAATTTAATTATTTGGTATTTAATAAACTGACCACTACTATTTAAATATTCTACTAGTGATTGAGCTCTCTCAAGTTCCACTCTATGTTTTTGACCATAATCAAAAGATAAAGCTGTTACATTGTCATACTCAGATAAACATCTAAGTAATAGGGTACTACTATCCATTCCGCCGCTTAGGCTTACAACAACATTTTTTGCCATTTTTAATTTAATTTAATTTTTGCCAGGTATGTTTTGGATATAGGCTAATCCATTAATTTTTCTAAATTTCTTAACATTTTTTAATACGTACCCATAATCAATTTCTGCTGGGTCAATATCAAAAGAAGTATTCATATTTAATTTTGGTTTGGATTTTAACCCAGTATTACTATAAATAGTTCCTTCTAAAGCTGCAAATATAGGATTTGAAGTATCTATTGATTCTATTTGTGGATGATTATCATACCAACCAAATTCTTGTGGTACTGAACATCCTAATAAATGTAATTTAATATCTTTATATTGTTTTAATTTTAGTAAACCATTTACAAATCTTATTCTACCTAATGATTTTCCTAAATCTTTATTTGAATGAGGAAAAAAATCATTATACCAATCTGCACCATATGAAATACATAATTTTTTGAAACCTAAACCAACTAATAACCCTGCACATAAATAAGCGGCATTTTTATCTTCTCCTTGAATAACTGCTACTGGAGTAGTTGTTTCGGGATATGGAAATTGCATCCAATATTTTGCCATTGCTACTGTTTGGGAATGTTTCATCCAAACATCAGGTACTATAAATTCATTTGGTTCTAATTCTGTAATCCAATGTTGTAATCTTCCAAATTCATAAGATTTTCCTAATTCATGGAGTGAATTATCCATGATAATATAACGACCTTGTTTTTTAGATTCGTAAAAAAAATCCCTATAATGCTTATCTTGATCTAGTAAATGGGGTAAACAATAGTCTCCATCTGTAAATTCACGACTATTATTTAATAAACATTTAGGAACTTCGTGAAAAATTTTCATTTATTATTATTTTTATATTTCCAAATATAAGAAGAAGAAGTTGCTCCTCCACCTTTTCTTAAAGCATTGTTTATAGCTGTTGGGTTTCCATTTACATATTTAGCTGCTAATTCTATACTATCATGTTCTTTTATAAAATTACCCTTCTTATCGTATTGTAATATGGGTTTTCTATTTTTTAATAAAGGAATATTTTTTCGATCTTTGCTTAATTTTTCTCCAAATTCTTTAGGTCTTTTTTTTCCTTTCCAATGGGAAGTTTTCCTTTTTCCTACATTCTTTCTCCCAGCTTTACTAATAAGCTTTCTAGTTTGAGAATTATGTTCAACAGGACCACCTCCACCTTTATTAGAATTTAAACCTTTTTTATAAGAATTATATTCTTTAATGTATTCAGCTTCTTTAGTGGGATCTGTAGTATATTTTAATATCTCAATTTGATGATTTTTAAAACCAAATTTATCAAAAGAATTAAATAGTTTGGGTTGAGGAGGTAAAGTAGAATATCGAGAGTATAAATCAAATCTTTGATTAAAATTTTTAGTTCTACCTATATATACCTCCTCTTTAGGATTAGTTATTTTATATATTCCACCTTTCATAATATTAATTTATTATAAATATGTGGGAGACACTAAAAATGTGGGAGGCTGTAAACTAACCTTCATAGATAGCACTATTTTTACCGTGTTCCATAAATTCTACTCTTATTACTTTAACTCTATTTTCTGTTTCTGTTTTTACAAATTCATTTAATTTATTAAATACAAATTCAGCAAATTTTTCAGCTCCAACAGCTGGGATAACTCTTACCTGAGCAGCACCGTGTACTCCCATTGATTGAAATGATTCTACAAATGGATCGTCTTCTGCTACTATTAAAGTATGATCAAACATATAATCCATCCATTCTTTAGGAGACATATCATCAATTTTAGTTTTGGCACGTTTCATTCCTCCGAAATCCCAAACCCAATTTTTTTCATCTAATTCTCCTTCAAACCATACTTTAAAAGATACTCCATAACCATGAAGATATTTACAGTGTGTTTCTTCAGCTTTCCACTGGCGGAACACTGTACTAAACCCGTCAAAAGATTTTATTGATTGAAATTTTCCCATTATTCTTCGTATATTGATGAATTTTTATCTGCTTCCCAACATTCAACTTTTGTTACTTTTACTCTCCCACCACCTGTTTTTGACATTCTATCATTAAACTTATCAAATACTACTTTAGCACAAGATTCCGCACCCATAGCATCCATTACTCTTAAAGAACAAAGACCTAATTCTTGCATATATTCGAAAGTCTCTAATTGGGGATCGTCTTTTTCAATTAATAATGTATGATCCCACATATGATCCATCCAATCTTTTAGACCATTACCAGGAGTTGGTTCTGCATCAGTAGATTTAAATCCACCGTAATCCATAATCCAATTCATTTCGTCTAATTGATTTTCTTCCAATGGTTCATTAGATTCAAACCATACTTTAAACTTTAAAGCATAACCATGAAGCAACTTACAATGTGAATGTTGTGCTTTATGTTGTCTTAATGCTACTGAATAATTTTCGAATAGCTTTGTTGATTTATATTTACCCATTATAAAAATTTAAAATTTGATCTTTTGTTTGTACTCCTACTAATCTACCTTTTACTTCTCCTGCTTCATCCAGTAAGATTAAAGAAGGTACATTTCTAACCCCGTATTGTATAGATAAATCATTATTATTATCTACATCAACCTTTTGATAATTAATTTGTCCGCTTAATGATTGCATTATGGGACCTAGTGTTTTGCAGGGTTGGCACCCTGTGCTTGTAAAATAAAGTATTTTTTTCATTTTTTTTTTTTAATTAAACTAACTCTTCACCTATTCCTACTATTTCTGAAATGACAAGTAAAGTGATTGCTATAGGAATATCTACCCATAAAGCAATATAACCTAGAATTCTAATTCCAGATTTAATAAAAGATGCCATCTGATGAGATTTTGGATTAGGCAATTTTTTTAGGTCTACCTCTTTTTTTACCATATGTTATTCTTTTTTTATAATTTTCTTCAATAATATAATAAAGATCAATTAGGGAACCACGACAATTCTCCATTTCTTTTTTTGTTTGTTCTTCATCAATTAAAAAATTATTAGAAAAATCTTTAATTAATGTTTCTAATTTTTGTTTTTCTTCACGTTCAAAATCTTCTAGTAATCTTTTTCGACGACTAGTTAATATTGGTACTTTTTCGATATAAACATCTACTCTGTCTTTATGTTTCTCATAGAGATCATTTATGTCATGTTCAACCCATTGGGCTTGATACCAATAATGAGGAAAATCAAAATCGCCATTTAAAATACGATCACGCAACGAAGCGCGTTTATTTAACGGTTTAGTGCGACTTTCATACATTCTCCACCATAGGTAAGGGTTATAATTAATTTTCTTTAATAGAGAAAATTTATTTTTTAGTTGTCTACGTGTAAATGTAGGATTATAAACCATATTTTTCTTTATATTTTTGGATAAAATATTGTCCTAATCCAACTTCTTTAATAACTGATCTTGCAGGTATTCCAGGAATAACAAAATTACAATCTATTAATTCGTCAATATTTCTATTACGAACTACTTTTATTTTTATTCTTGCATTTTTATTCTTTGAAGTTGCAAATACAATTGCAATTGGAATTTTAGGATAACTCCCATCTTTTGTCCATTTTCTTCTCATATTATTAATATACGAAAAGATTTTTGGGTAACCAAATATTATCCATCACAAGAAATGCAATCAGCCATTCTAGATCCTATATCACCTTTAATTACAGAATCTGTTCTTAAATAATAAAGAGTTTTAACACCTAATTTCCAAGCTTCAATATGAACCTGATTTATCCATTTAGGGGAATCTTCTGGGTCAAAAGATAAATTAAGAGATTGGGTTTGATCTAAATAACGTTGACGGATAGCAGATTGTCTAACTAATTCTAATTGATTTATTTCAGAAAATGTTAAAAATAATTCTTTCTCTTGTGGAGATAAAATATTATCTGGTAAATTTTGAACTGATCCTCCATCTTTAAGCATTTGATCCCACCATTTATCTTTATCTTCATCTTTTTCTATTAAAAGATTTTGTAATACTTTATTTTTGCGAATAAATGTACCTTTAGCGCCATTAAATGTGTAAATATTAGCCGGTAATGGCTCAATACCTGCAGAAATACCACCAGTTATAACACTATTCGATACAGTAGGAGCTATTGCAAGTAAATGCGTATTTCTCATTCCTGTACCTTTACACCAAAGGGGTTCTCCATAATTTTTAAATAAATCTCTTGATGCTTTTTCTGCTTTACTTCTAATATCACTAAAAATATTATGAGTATGTGCTGTAGAAGCTATTGAATTAAATGGTAATTGTTTTTGTTGTAAAAATGTATGCCAACCCATTACTCCTAATCCTAATGCTCTACCTTTTTTAGCATGTTGATGAGTTCTTTTTAATGACTCTTTACCATTTGATTTATCTATAAATTCTTGCATCACTCCATCTAAAAACCAAGTAGCCATCTCTACAGTATCTGTATCTTTCCATTCATCGTATCTAGCTAAGTTTAAAGAAGATAAACAACAAATAAAACTATGTTCCTCATCTGTAAATAAAGTAATTTCAGTACATATATTTGTCATACTTACCTCTAAATTATTCATCATGTAAGAAATAGGATTATTTTTATTTACATTGTCCTTATACATTATATAAGGTTCTCCAGTTTCCATTCTAGATTTTAAAATTTCTGCCCATAAAGACATAACTTCTTGATCTCTAGATTCTAATTTTCTCATAAAAACATCATCTACAACTACACATTGATGTAAATTTAAACATTGTCTATTAGGATCACCTTTAGGTCTTCTAATTTGTAAATATTCTCCAATATCTGGATGATTAACATCTAAATTGACTGAAGATGCTCCTCTTCTTACATTGCCTTGATTTGTAGCTATAATTGATGAATCATAAATTTTACACCAAGGTACTACTCCTTCGGATTTTCCATTTCCTGCTATTGGTTTTCCTCTAGGTCTAATTCTAGAAACAGAAATTCCAACTCCTCCTCCTTGAGAAGTTAATTTCATTAATTCGGCATTAGTTAAACTAATTCCTCTTATAGAATCAGGTGTATCTATTCCAAAACAAGAAATAGGTAAACCTCTATCAGTACCCATATTTGATATAACAGGTGATGCTAAACCTAACCATCCATTCCAAATAATTTTGAAAAATTTATTTTCAAGTTCAGGTTTTTTTAATCTTTTAGCAGCAGCTTGTGCTACACGCCTATATGCTTTCTTTGGTGTTTCTCCAGGTAGTAAATAACCTTTTGATAAAGTAGCAATTGAAATTTCATCCATGAAAGAAGGATAATCTTTACCTTTCTCCCAATTTTCTGTGTTTGATATTAAATTACTGTCCATTTTAAAATATGTATTTTATCCAAATAAATAATTTTCTTTTACTTAGATATTCAAAGTCATCTTGATTATTATAAGCTTCTTTTTCAAAAGGTATTGCATAATATGCTTTTTGCATATTAAATTTATATTTTATAGCGTTTATTAAATAAAATAAAACATACATAATATAAAAACCAATCACTAATAATTCTAATTGTTGATAAAAGTGAATCGTTTCGTGATTAATAGTTCTCTTTCCTCTATTAACCCACCATTCTCCACCATCTCTATATTTTTCTCTTAAAATAATAAAAGGAAATAAGGATATTCCTGCTATCGTCATAAAGATAGAAATGCTACTTAAAAATTTAGAAGAATATAAAACTATTGGTTTCATTAAAATAAAGAATTTGCGTCCCATTTTGAAACGCCTTTTGAATAATTTGTAACTCGATTTGCAAAAAAATCGGTGTGTTGTTTTCCAGCTGACAATGAATCGAACCATTTCATTCTATTAATTGCCGCCTTGTCAATACCATTAACCATAGGTTTATAACCTAAATCACTCATTTTGGTATTCGTTCTATGTTTAATAAAAGATACTAAATCATATTTTGAACATCCCTCTAAATCTCCCATTTCATAAACTTTATCTATAAAATCTAATTCTAATTTTAATGATAAATAAGCAGCCTCTTCTATTTGTGCTTTTAATTCAGGTGTATTAATTTCAGGATTTTCATCTACTAAAGTTCTAAATAACCAACATCCAGCATCTGAATGCATTGATTCATCCCTAATACTCCATTCTACTATTTGTCCTACACCTTTTAATAAGTTTCTTAATTTAAATGATAATAAAACAGCAAAAGAGGAAAATAAATTAACTCCTTCTGTAAATGCAGAGAAAATAGCTAATGATCTTGCTATTTCACTGAGTGACTGTTCTCCAGTTTGCATGTCAGCATTTACTTCCATTAGGCCCCCAATTTTAGCCATTGTAGTTTCATCTTCTAGAAACTCACTAAAATCATCTAAACCTAATTCTTCATTAAGTAAAGAATA